GCAGGTCTGGACTTTCCAGTTACCAGCGATCGTCGTCTCGGTCACGTTCGCGATCTTTGCGGGACTGTCGTCGCGAATCGCGTTTCGAGCTGCGGTCATCGAAGCGTGGTGCGCCGTTCTTGGCATTTGCTGGAGGGGTGAACGACCGGGCTGGGCGGGCACCCGGGCCGTTGTTTGAGCGCGGCGGGTGCGAGTCCGCGTCGCGCAGGTTCATTTGGCGGTCCATGAAGTAACCCCCGTCGAGTTGGAGCTTCGCTCGTGCGCACTCGTCAGCAGTCGCCAACTCCACAAACCCGAACCCCCGGGACCGGTTGGTCTCCCGGTCGAGGATGATGCGGACCGACTTGGGCTGGAACTGGTATTGGAGGAAAAGGGCTTCCAAGTCGTGGTTGGTTGCGGCGTAGGGAAGGTTCCCGACGAATAGCGAAGGCATGTTGTCTCCGGGGGGTTGGGGTTAGGCGCTCATCACGATGGGCAACTCGACGTTGTCAGGCGCTTCCATGATGTCCAGCGGCACACCGTGCGCGACGCCAGCGGGCGGGGCGTCCTCGTGCCACATGAGCCCCTTCCGCTGCCGGGTTTCCAGCACGGCGTAAACCGCCGACCAGGGGAAGTAGCACCGGGAGATCACGTCCTCGGGCTTCTCAACCACCGAAGGGTTGAAGGTCATGTCGGCCCCGATGCCGTTCTCGTCGATGACGAAGTTGTACAGGGGCGGGGATCCCGCGGTGTCGAATCCAAACACGGCGAAGGGCTTGCCGTGCAAGTGAGGCGGCAACACAACACCGGGGTAGTCGGTGCGCCCGAAAACAATGGCCATCTTATCTCGGGCGATCAGCTCCTTGATGTAGGCAGCTTTGGAAAGGACCGTGACGGTTCGGCTATTTTTCATTTGTATATCATACCGCGCTACAAAGCTGGCGGCAAGAACAAACTGAAAACGCCAGGGTTGGCGCGGATTTACGAGATGCGTTTCGTGTCACGAAGACTTGAGCTTTTTCAACTTTTCGGCCTCGCCCAACCGGCGAAGGGCCAAACGCACGACATCGGCTTGAGAGATGGATAGCTTCTGGGAAAGCTGCCGGAGAATCACCAGCGAATCGTCATCAAGACGAAAGCTGCGCGGGGCGGCGTAAGGGGCGTTGGCGCTCGGGTCAGGCATACATCCATGTATATCAGAACAACTACAGCGATTCAAGCACTTTGGTTATGATGTAGGGGGCTTGCGGTGCACCCACCCGGGCAGTCGGCCTGTCTGTCCGGGCACGCGCTCGGTCGGGTACACGTAGGCGACGAGCCCCGATGCCGTCACGTTGAGCGTGCGCAACGCGTACCCCATGCTGGCGATCAGGTTCTTGGCTTCTGCACGTCGTTCGACAGTCCGTCGTCCGCCGAGTTGAAAGTCAGACGCCAGCGGGCGGGGCGGGTGATTCGGATTCTTCGGATGGACAATGAAGACGCGAAGGGTTTGTGCGGGCTCGGTCATGTTCGGTTCCTCTCCACTGTACGGTAACCCGGGCACTGCGGGAAGGTCGAGGGTGTGTTCTCACGTGCGCTGAAGGGGCAGAAGTGTGGCGGCTGTGATGGGATTTGGCACTCCTGCCCGTACTTGGCCAACCAACCGTTACACCGTCCATCCTCCATCACGCGTGTGCATGGCGAGTTGAAGTCCTCCAGCATGCTTGCGAGTTCATTGATCTGCTTCGAGCTGGGGGCGACACCTTGGTCCCAATTGGTCTTGACCTTCTTGGCCAGTGCCTTAACTGTCGGGACTTGACAGTTGAGGCACTGCTCCAAGAGTTCTTCCATCGTCATACGTGCGTGCCTCTGCGCCAGTTCAGGTCGATGCTATTGAGTGCCGCAGGTGGTACACCTGGATTTGCGCCAGCTATGTCCATTGGAGAACTTGAATTGTTCCCAACGGCGTCATCTTGAAACGCGACACCTGAGAGGTCTACGTTGATCATGTTTGACGCAGCCCACTGGAGGGTGCCACCGCCGCTGAAACCATCGTGGAGATGGATGCCGACTACGCCAAGGGGAGACAGGCTGAAAACTAGGTTGCCGGTGACAATCACCATCTGCGAATCTGCGTGCACGTAGACGCCTTTACGCCCAGTACTACTTCCGGTCAGCGCAATCGTGTTTCCGTTAACGTTTATTTCGGAGCCGGTACCTGTGAGTCGGATGCCCATCAAATTGGTTGTTGTGCCACCTGTCGTGAACTCAATCGTGTTGCCGCTGATCACTGCCCTATGCAACGTTGTACCCACGATTCCGCGCATGCCGGAACCAGAGAGGTGCGTGTAGATCGTGTTACCTTGAACCGTCCACGTGGGGGAGCTGGCGCCCCCGGTGAGCGCGATGCCGTTGATTTTGAACGTGGAGATGGTGTTGCTGTTGATGGTGTAACGTCCGTAACTGTTCGCAGGTGCGGCACCGTTACCCACGAAGACAGCGATCCCAGTGTCACCCCCAGTGATGTTGTTCTGGGAGATGTTGACCTGGGACGTACCGTCGGTGCTGGAGTCAGTCAGGTCAATACCGGTCCCGAGTTCAGGGAGCACGCCAATCGTGTTGCCTTGGATATTGAGGCGCTTGGTGCTGCCCGCTGCGTAGATGCCGTAAGGCCCCACACCACTCAAATTTGTGAAGGAGTTGCCGTGCACCACCACGTCGGTGCTGGTGGCATCACCGGCCCAGTACAGCCCGGTAGCAGCGAGTGTTCCAGCATGGCCAATGCTGTAGCCAATGTTGTCGGTGCACCGCACCCGTAAGCAGCCAAAGAGCACAATGGCAGCCGGGATGGTTGCTGCGCAGTTAAACTCGTCGCCAACACTGGTGATTGTGTTGCCGTGGATGACAACGTTGCCCGCAATGATCACCCGGATACCAACTGCCTCGTTGTTCGACTGGACAGTGCGAATCGTATTGCCGGTAATTTGAAGGTGTGACAGCGACGCGTTGATGTCGATTGCGTACGCGTTGTCGGTGGTTCCGCCGCCAAGCGCCGTACCAATATCCTCGAAGCGGTTGTTGGCGATGTGCACGTTCTGTCGAAGCGACAGATCCTCGAAAGTGCCCGACTGCATGTCGATGGCACGTTGGTTGGTGCTGTTGAACTGGAGCCCCTTGACGGTGTTGTCCGTGACACTGAAATTGCGGACAGCCCACGTGCTGTGTGTCTTGATGAAATTCTTGCCGCGCCCTGTGGTCGTGTTGACCATCACGTTGCGGGAGATGTTCACCTCCATGGCTTTGGTGAACTCAAAGAACGTGTCGAGGTCCACGCATTTGTTGCCCGTAATCGACAGGCGTTCGATCGTAGCGTTCACGAGCGTGTACACCAACCGCTTGGTGTTGTTGAAATCTGTTTGCAGGACGCGGTTGTCCTTGATGTCAATGTCCGTTGCGGTTTGCGAAGCGGGCAACAAGAACACCGTTTGCGAACCACTACCTGCGAGCGTGATGTCGCAATCAGCGATGGTGACCTTCACACCACCACCCGCAGCGTTGAACACGCCGCCGCGTGTATCTATTCGGCAACCACGGTACGTGATGTTGCGTGGTGCTGTTCCTGCAAAGTTGCGCTCAGATGCACCTGCGGTTGTTGCATTAGCGGCATCGTTGAACGAGCAACTGTCGAACGTAATGTTCTCGTCAAAATCAGAGAAACGGAAGTAGGTGAAGAACGTGGGTGTCACGTCGTTCTTGGCACTGAACTGGCAGCGCGTGAATTGCGCATTTATCAGGACGTCTGCGGCCCCATCGGATCCATCCCACAGTGCGTCGTTGTTGTTTGGACCTGACAACTCGAAATCGCAGTTCAAGAACGAGGCGTTGATGAACGCACCTCGCAAAATGTTTGTGCGTCCTCCGAGTGTGCAATCCTCAAAAACACTACGGCTTGCCGCAGTAGTACCCAGAACGCCGTTGGCGAAGTTGCACTTACGGGCAGAGAACAAGCCCGCGAACTCGACGCTGGTCTGGGTCGGAGTCGTCAAGTTGCGAATCGTCAGGTTCTCGACGTGCACGAAAGCACTGGCACCCGTTGCGCGGAAGCCAATCACGTTGGCCGTGATGTTGAGGATCGTGCCGGGCCGTGCGTGAAGGAACACATTGCGATTACCCGTGACACAGGCTGTGCTGCCGTTGAGTGTTCCTGGATTCAGAATGTAGACGCGCACGCTGCCGCCAGACGGGACGCTGGTGATCGCCGCCTGCAAAGTGGCGCCCCAGTCCCCAGCGAAGTCCGAGGTGTTGAACATGCCGTACGTGGCAACACCGTCGCCAACGGTGACATCCATGACCTGTTGCTCGATCGAGTCGAGCAAGGTCTTGATCTGCGAACGAATCGAACCTGCCGAGACGTTGTATCGAGCGTTGCCTGCGTACGCGACTGGGCCTGCGATTTGTGCCATCGCACCCATGCGACCGGCGCCGTCGCTATTGAGCGCAGACGCGGCAAGGTCGTCGATGAGTTCACGGAAAGCACCTTGCACACCGTCGGTGTTACCGCCGCCCGGCAAACGGGCAGCCAACGAAGAACCGTCGAGCCAGTTGCTGCCCGGAACTTTGAAGTCGATGTTGGCGGCTGTGTGCGTGGAAGACGGGTTGACGTTATCGACGTGCGCCGAGATGTCCGTAACCGTGGCAGCGTACGAACGCAGCAAGCGCAGGATGGCTTGACGTGCGTTGGGCACGATGAAGTCCGTGCCCGTGTTGTTGAGCGTCCCGGTCTGCATCTGACTCGTGGAAGCAATGTCGCCTACGACACCAACCGAGGTACGAATCCAGTCGCCACGACGGGAGAAGTCCCAAGAGGTGACCGTGTTGAACTCCGTCACACGGAGGTCCACCAGGATGATTCCGTCGGCGTCACCCTGTGGCGGCGTTGGGGTTCCAACGCTGGCGTTGCCCGCCTTCGCGCGGAAGACAAAGGACTCGGCCTGGTTGTAGAGCACCGTCCCAGCGTTGCCGTCCACGCGCTCGTCGGTGAGCACGCGATCGAAGAGAACCATCAAAGTCACGATGCGGGTTTGCCCCGCGGGCGGGGTGACAACCGCACCGCCCACCGTGGACCCACCTTCGCCAACGGGTGCGTCGCCTTCGGACGTCACATCTACGATGAGGTCAGTCGGTGTCGAGACGCGTCGGCCTTGCCAGTCCGTGGCAGAGCCAGCAGATACGCGGACGCCTATGATGGGTTGGGGGTTGCCGCCCGAGGGGATGCCACCCGCGAAGGAGATGATGAACCCGGAGTTGATGCCGCCGCGAATCGCATTGAAGTCGTCAGGCTCGGTGACGATGTCGGAAATCGGAACTCCCGCGGTGTCTGCCGTTTGCTGCGAACCGATGTCGCGCGCAAGCTGACGGTCTGCGTTCTCAACATCATCGAAGGCGTCGTCCATCTCACCTTCGAGAACGCGTTGACGGAAGTAGAAGTCTTTTCGATTTGCCATGGGGTAGGTGACCTCAGTTGTTGGAACGTATTGTGCTAGAAAACCAAGCGGTTGTTAACCGCAGATGTTTGTTTTTCTTTTCAAATTTTGATGCAGGGGTTCCTTCAACAAATCATGATTTGTCACACAAACTTCTGCTGTGTTTCACGATTTACGGAGGACCGACTTCGTTGATTCGGATGAGGTGGGTGTGCGCCGGTCGCCATGCGTGTCCGATCTCCTGGATGATCGCACGTTCGGTATCCGTGAGGCTGTCCACGAACACATCGATCTCGAAGCTGTAAAGCAGAAACTGGCTGCTCGGCCCGAGGTACGTGTCGTCTCCAAGTTCGCCTTCGCCCAGAATCCACTGCCCTTCCAGGTCATTGAACGGCTGGACCTCCGCGGTGAACCCGAGGATCTGGAGGATGGCTTGCTCGATGGCAGCTTCGGCGCCGGAGACTTTGTAGGTCTCGACGAGATGGCTGGCGACCTTCCGTTTTTCCAGGTCGCTGCGGAAGAACGTGTAGGGGTTGCCGAGGTGCAGAAGCATGGCGTCCACGAACGCTTCTTCTGCCGTGTCGAAATCGTAGACACGGTCGTACCGATCGATGTCCGCGAGCATGAGCTGCACGGGCTCGTCGAGAATGCGGATCAGGCGCTCCATGTCGCGCGTGGTGTCGTCCCGTTTGCTCCCTTGAGGGATGAAGTTCCACAGCGAGAACTCGCGACCGGCGACGCGGGGCAGGCCCTCTGACGTGAAGGTCAGCGACGTCGTGTCCCGGATGTTGGTCGGGTTGGCCGCGTCCCCGATGCCGTTGGCTGTGATCTGGTACGTGTGGTTTGGCGTCAGTTGCTGGTCAAGCAACAGCTCGACTGTGCTGTCGTTGATTTGAACGGCCCCGATCACACAGGGGGTGAACGCAGGGTAAATGCGCTCGGGCGCGATGATCGCCTGGAGATGGTACGGGCTGGAGAACAACCGGTGCGCGACGTTCGGGCCTTCGGTCACGACCGTGTCCTCGACCGTGGTGATCTCGTTGGGCGTCCCCTGCGTGGAGCTGTCCACCAGGTAGTACCGGTTGTTGACCGCTTCGACCGCAGCTGACACACAGATGAACTCTCCGGTGAGGTCGGCGGGGAAGTTGCGGGTCTCGACTTCGATGACGTTGGGGGTGACAAACGTCAGTCGCCCGGACAGGTCGCGCACGCGTAACGCCCCACCTTCGTCGGCAGACATGACGACGGGTTCATTGAACGTCAGGCGCAACCGACGAAGGCCCCGCGTCTCGGCCCGGATGAGGGCAGGGACCGTCACATCTTCGATGAAGAAGAAGTAGGTCACGTCGATCGCAGCACCGACGGTGGGCGTCAGTTGAACGCGCACGACAACCCGGTCTTGGGACGTCCAAGGCGTCGCCCGAATCAATTGCCAACGGAACTCGTCTGCGCCAACGGCACCTTGGCTGATGATGCCATTCTGGACAGAGGCTGAGTACGTTCCGTGGAACCCCCCGCTCAGCGTCCAAGCCATCACCGTCCCACCTTTGTCGGTGATGGTGATGGTGCCCGCACTCAGGCCCGTGTCGTTGATGACGTTCGCCATCAGTTCGATGGGCGCGCTGATCGGAACGTCAGTCTCAGCCGGTTGCGGGATGCGGTTGTTGAGGAAGACCTGGCCGCTGAGGTCTGCGTCGTCTACTTCGTTGGCAACGTCGATGTAGATGGTGGGCAGCTTCACGTTCAAAAACGCAATCGTGTCCTGCGCCAACTGCTCTGGTGGGACCAGCGGCGGTACGGGTGGGACGACGGTGTATTGCGCTTGTGAACTCATGACGTAGCGATGTTGCCAGCTTTGTCGAACAGTATGACTTCAAATCGGGGATTCTCTCCAACACCGAAGCCACCATTGCGAACGATGCGTGCGAGCTTGGAGGTGAGCGTGTTCGTGACGAAGAAGGACGCGGCATACTTGTCAGAGAAGCGTGCGCCGTTGTACACCACTTCCCAAACGCGTTCTCCGGTATCAGGGTCAGGCGCGAGTTCCACGCTGATCATGAACCGCAGAATTTCAGTTTCGTCTGTGGCGTGAATCGAGATTACACGGCCAGGTGCGGACAGTACGGTTCCCGATGGCGGGTCGTACGTAACCACAGGCGGCACACCATCAGGTGGCGTGGGTGCCGCTTCAAGGACGGGCAAGGCGAAGAACTCGATTGGTTGAGGACCAAACAACTTCCCTGTCTCAAAGAACCCCGGGACGACGTCCAAATAAAACTCAACGGCCCTGGGGTCAAGCCGTTTCGGTGATTCCCAGAAGCCGGTGATGACTTCTGGGTAAAACTCAACGGCTCTGGGGTCGAGACGCTTTGGTGATTCCCAGAAGCCGGTGATGACTTCTGGGTATTCGTCTAGGGGTTCGTCGGCCATGCGACCTCCTAGCTGGTCAGCATGACCGTTGAGTTCCAGGGATAGATGAACGCACCCAGGGCAACAAACTGGCGTGTGAGATCATCTGGGTAGTTGTCCCCCTCAGCAACACCCTGATCGGTATCTGTACCGGCCCACAAATCAGTCATCACACCCATGCGACCTTTGAATCCAGTTTCCTGGCTGATGATCGCCAAAGGACTGGCAGGGAACTTGTTCGTGAAGTCGGATCTACCTGTTCGGGTCAGCGGCACAGCTGGAGCGTACATGTCGAACTCAGTGCTGAGGCGCGCACGCTTTGCGACAGACTGGGTCGTGTCAACGAAGTTCCCCATATGGGTGCCAAGTCTTTCTTGCGCAAGGTGCCAGTAGGGGTACTGCGAAACACGAAACGCCGGGCCATCGGTTGCAGCACCGTGCGCATACGCCACATAAGGTTGATCCAAACCATTCCACGTATGATTTGGAGTACCAAGAAGGACAACAGGCGATTGAGGCTTCTCAATAAGAAGCTGGAACACAGAGTAACCTGCGCGCATAATGACGATTCGCCAGCACTCGCCGTCAGTGGACGCCCAGGTATGGACGACGTGGGCGGAATTGGGAGAGTCGCCCAACCAGATCTTGGAAGCTGCATCGTACCCCTGCGTGGTGGCGGAGAAGATACGATTCTCGTCAGTTGCTGTCGGCCTGGCGGTTGTGGTTCCGCCTGTTGGAAAAGCCAACATGCTGGTCATGAAACCATTGCTGTGTAAAGCGCTAGGGTTAAAATTGTCGGACATAAAATCCATGCAGAGTTCTGCACCGATCGCTGTGTTTTTCAACGCACCCCAACTGTGCGCACTCGCGCCATCGCTGGCATGAACAATGTCAGCGAACGTAAGAAGACGATTCACGTTGTCACCAGCTGTCCCTGCAACCAGCGAGTTGCAACTTCGGTCAGTGGTCCACAACACTGACGGTGCAGCAGCACCAACACCCGAAGAGTTCGTCCACGAAAGCGCACCAGTGTTGTTGTACGTTTGGCCACGCAGCGCATTGTAAACAGCCCACCAAGCCAGCCTATGGGTGTCGTGCGCGCTTCCAGGTGCAGCGATTTGCTGCGAGTTGAAGCGCCAAGTTTTTACCAGTACGGGAAGCGGCATGGTGTTCTCCTCTAGGGGTAGTTTGTCGGGGTTGCGTGAACCATTGCAATCAACCCGGCAGCGGTCTTGATACAGTTCGACTTCACGAGGTAATGGCGGATCGGGGACTCCATCTCGATGATGTCGTCCAGCTCAATGACGGGTTCGGCGTTCTCGAACTCAATCACAGCCATGCCCACCCCCGTCTCAGGATTCACGAGCTTGACGCGCGAGTGGGTTGCACCCTGCGCGGAGAACTCGACAACTGACTTTCCTGTGTGAAGCATGGCTACAACTTACGGTTGGGGTGGAAGGTTGTACACATTGTTCGATTCGTGCTGCACCAGTGTACATCGAATCGCGAAATTCTGGGGACCTGTCAGGCGGCGAACGTAGGCGCCCAAGTCCGTTCGGAAGAACCCACCCTGGGAGATGTTCTGGACGACGCGGGATCGCTCGACGAACCCGCCGCCCGTATCGACCATCAGCGAAATCTTCCACCGGTTGCCGCGCCCGGTGACAGCCAGGCTCGGGGAAGTCGCGATGTCGTCTGCCGTGATGGGGGTGCCGGTGGGGCGCTCGACGTAGGCCAGGCGCGGCGGGTCAACGCCCGGCTGCGTCTGGAACCCGAGGACGCGGTACTGACCGTTATTGTTGGCGAAGTTTGATCCCGACACGTCGAGCGTCCGTTGGTACTCTTCCTTGGTCCAGCCAGCCGGGGTGTAGATGCGCTCGCCCCGCCCGAGGCTACCCCCGGAAACGTAGGTCCCTGATCCTTCAACGCCGTCCAGGTCGAATTGGAAGTCGTTGATGCGGGTCACTGTGAACCGCCCATTCACAAAGAGGACGCCCACCACATTTCGGATGACGACCGTCTCGCCCGTGACGAGGTAGTGTTTCCCTGCCGTCGTCACCCGCGCCGGGATGCCCGGGCTGCCACTCACCACGTTGGTGATGGTGGACGAGTTCAGGGCGACGAACTCAACCGTATTGGGGAACGTGCGCCGGTCGAGGTTGACCGACTGCCGCATCCAGACCTGTGCCCGCAGGTACGTGATGTCCGTGACATCAATCTGCTGGTCGATCTGGATGTAATCCCCATGGCGAAGCGCCTCTGCCCGGGGGGTGAGGTCCATGCCCATACACCAGACATGTGACCCGTCAGCTGCGGGCGCAACGCCCGGACGCAACCTGCCCTGGTAGGCACCAAGGAGATTGTCGAACGGGGTGTTGCGTAGCGCGGGCATGATGGAGAGCTTCTGCTGGCCGTGATTGTTTACTTCTGCCGCAAGACTTCGATGTGATCAACGTAGGCGCGCTTTTGCAAGTCCTTCGTGTAGAAAGCAAAGCCCGCAAATCCGCCAGCGAACGGAAGCGACCCGGTGTTCACGGCGATGGCATCGTCGATGAACGAGTCCATGCCAGGGACGGGTTGCCAGTTCGGCGTCTCGACGTTGTTGCCGGTGCTCTGGAACACGTTCAACACCACGTCACCGTTGGCGTTGAAGATGGCGTCCAGGCGCAAGTGCACCCACGTGTTGGCTTGCACTGCTTGTGATGACACCCGGAGTGCCGTGCTCGAAGGCAGGCCCGAAACCGGTGCACCTTTCACGAGCACGATGCGTGCGGGGTCCGCGTCCTCAAGGCCGAGCAGATAGCCCGACGACACAACATCGGCGCCCTGCATGTTGATGCAGATCATCGGTGTGAATCCGACGTTCAACGTGCCGCCGCCACCAACACCCCGCTTCATGGCTGCGCGAATGGAACCGCCCGTCGGGTTGTTCGCATCGTTGCGCAGTGGGTTGAATGACGGCTTGTCCACGTAGAGCCCGTGCGCGCCCACCGTGGAGAGCAACGAGTTCCAACCGTAAACGAAGTTGTTGCCCGGGTTGCTTTGCGGCTTGGTCGTACCTGCCGTCACACCTCGGGCGAGGGTGTTGGCATCCAAGCTGTTCGCCATCTCAATCCAATCTACAGCTGCCATGATCTTTACTCCAAACCTGGGGTGGGTGCGGGCCATTCAACTTCAAACGACTCGACATTTGCACGAGAGATATATGCTTCCGCTTCACCTGCGGAAAAGTTATCGGAAGTAGACAGAAGCAGAATGCTGAACGGCGCATTCGCGGGCGGGGTCGCAATGATGTATTGCGTGTTTTGCGCGGTATTCTGCGGAATTTGTATCACGTTGGCCGCAGGGCCGGAATTGAAATCCACCCAATCCACCGAGATGTCAGCGGGCGAGTTGGCGACTGTACCCGTTGGTTCGGTCACACGAATGGACAAACGACGCCCGCCGCCCACCACGTTGGCAATGTGCGTGTACGTGTTGGTTGTCAGGTCAAGTCTTGCCGCAAGGACTTCATCGAACTCAGAACGCTCCAAGTTCGCATCCACGAATGCGAACTGGGCGGTCTGGTTGTTGCTCCAATTAGATTCAAACGTTTCGTTGCCCATCAGAAGTCCGCCCTTTCCAAGTCAAGGCCGGGGTTGGCAACCATGGCGTAGGTGCTGTACGGCGGGGAACTTTCGGACATGGCAACAAGATCCTGGATGCCGTCGAAGTTGAAGGCTTGAAGGGGTACGTCGATACCTTCGGGTGGGATGGCTGTGCCCAGGGGAACAGTGAAGGTGATGGGGAACGAGTTGATGAGGGAGCCGAACCGATTGCGGTAGCTCATCACCAGTCCGTTGGGTGATCCGGTCGGACCGACTTGGAACACGCGGAAGCGTACGTCGTTTGCGAATTGGCCAGACGGCAGCGCCGAGCCGTTGAGGAAGACGTTGTTGAGGTTGGAGCCCAACAACAAGGCCGGGTCGAACGCCTCTTGGAATGTGGGCGGCGCACCTGCGGGCCAGCCGCCATTGAAGGTTTCGTTGAAACCATCGTTACCCGCCAAGCCCGTGAAGGACGACAGAAACCCAACGTCGTTGGTCGGCCCGTACTGCACACGCACAGCCTTGTTCGCATTGGGCGCGATCGGCAGCGCCACAGAAACTGTGAATGCCGTAGCGGTGTTGGACACGACGATGCGCCGCAAGCCGTTCACCTCAAGGGGCACACCCACGTAAGCATTCGGCACCAGTGTGCCGTCTTTGATTGGTATCACAGTTGTCGTGGCGCCAACATCCGTGATGAAGTTCAGGTCTACGCCGAACCCATCTTCCAGGTCCTCAACTCGCTTGGCACCTGAGATCAGCGCACCAAGAAGGAAGTTGGGCGGGAACGCAAACAGGTAGAACTGGTTGCCCTTCCAGCCGAAAGCAAAGGATTCAACAGCTTCGGTCGTTCCGACCGCCGAAGTCAAGGTGAGCGTGCCGTCCTCGTTGTCGATGACGCTGACACCCAAGGGAATGATCGCGTTGAAGACCGAGATGATTCCCACGGCGTCGCCACGGGTGAACCGCGAGAACTCCACAAACGAGTTCAGGATGGTCACGCCCCAATCCAGGGCCACGCCAACGTCAAGGCCCGGAATTTCGTACGAAGGGTTTTGGAAATTCTGCGGCATTAAACGCCCACGTCCACGCTGAGAAGGATGGTGTTGTTGGCTGCGTCGTAGATTTGAACCTGGCGCAAACGGGGGAACTCACGCAGTCCAAGCACCAAGCTCTGGCGCAAACCGTTCAGGCGCAAACCATTGTCACCGTCATCAATTCGACGCACACCGTTCACGTCACGGATGGCGTTGAGGACGTCGCTCCACGCAATCTCGGCAACAGGAACTGCTTGGTCGTTGAGGATGTTGGCGCCGAAATCCACGGCGGGATTGTCGGTGCCGTTCGCCAAGTTGCTGGCGAAGAAGTCTTCGAGCGCGTTGACGATTTCTTCTGCGGTGGCAGCCTTGTCGGCGCCATTCGAGAAGTGGACGTACGTCGAAAGGTTCACATCGAGAAACGGCGCACCGATCGCATCCACACGGAACGTGATTGTCGCGGGCTTCACGACCGTGACTTGGTTGATCACTGCGGCCAACAACTGCTGCGATGGCGCGGCAGGTTTGAACAGCCCCGAATCCAAGCGAGCGCCGCGGGCGACGACCAGCAACAGGCCAGAGTTCTCTTGGACGGCGCCGTCCTCGTTGGAGGTCAGCATCACGACGCGGCCCACACCGGAGACTTCGGCAGCGTGGGTCTGGAAATCCGGGCGGGTGACAGAGCGGTTGAGGGCACGCAGCGACGCGGGTGCCAAGCTGCGGGCCTGACTGACGGTCATGCGGTCAGCGCCGCCTGCAATCGCTGTGAGGTTGGTGACTGTGAGGCCAGAGACGGTGGCACCAACGGAGTCGAGGATGGGGTCCGAGATGCGGTTCAACTGCCCAATTTCCACGCTTCCCTCGGAACCCTGCGTGACCTTGTAGTCGATGGACACTGCACCGAGTGGAATCTCCCCCAGGATGCCGTTGCCAAATCGGATGTGGGCGCGATCGTCCTGGTCCACCAGCTCAACAAAACGGCGGGGATTGGCAGACAGCACGTCGATGAATGACTGGATGACGGTGTACGGACCGTTGGACGCCGTGACAACCGCAGACCCATCCATGTAGGGGAGGCGTTCCAGCACGAACTCCTGGTTTGGTCCACCCGATGAGTCGAACATCTCGCCTGACACGCGCTCGGATTGCTCCACCGGAACCATGACCGACGTGTTACCGGCGAGGATCTTCACGACATCGGTGTTGGTCGTGATGTAGGGCCGGGGGTTCAACGGGTCGCTCGACCGCAACCGGGTGCCAACCGGGATGAGCACGTCCGTCGCCTGGGCGGCCCGCAGCTGGAAGCGGACTTCGCCCGTCGCCGGAGTCGGTCCTGGCATGGTGAAGTTGATGAGCCGCCCCAGGCGTATTGCCGAGATGCGGCGCGTTACGGTCGGCCAGAACTGTTCCCGGGCCTGGGCGTCCTGGTAGAACGTCATCACGTCACCGGTAAATGCCATCAACTCCAGCAGGATGTTGCCGAAGTTGGCGTCATTGAAGTCCGTCCATTCGGGATGGAGAGATCGCGCAAGACCCTGCAAGCGCAATCGCAATGACGCGAAGTCTTTGTCGCTGAAATCGAGAATTGGCTGTGGGATGAGTGCCATTAAATCGAGACCTCTACGGCATCTGGGCCAACAAGAACCTGGTTTCCGGGCACGTTACGATCGATGACTTGCCATTCTACACGAACGGTTGCGGTCGTGTCGCGGACCTGCACCGAGATTTGAACGACCTGAATCCGGGGCTCGAAAGTCGTAAGCGCCCGGGTCAGCTCGCTGACCACGTACGTCTTGAAGTCCTCATTCAGCAGCTTGTTCTTCTGCCGTCTGAGATTGGTTCCAAACTCAGGATTCCACGGCAGCTCGTACCGGTCCGTGTTGAGGATCTGGCGAATCGCCATGTTGATGAGTTGCCCACCCTGCGCCCGGACGTAGTCTGTCCCGCCACGCCGTGCAACGGGTAGCGCCACGCCTCGGCCCAGGAAGTCTCTTTGGTACGCAACCTTTTTCATTTAGTCGTCCCCGATGACGTCAGTGATGGCCTGCGAGATGGTAGCCAACCCACCAGCTGCGTTGGAAATTGTAAGGGATAGGTCCGTCATCTGGACCAAAATTGCATCCAGGTCTACAGCATTGTCCGCAGCCTCGACAGCCGCACCGAGCCCCGTGAACGCTACTGGCAATGTAACGATGGTTTTGATGGCGTTCACAAAATTCTCAACGATCTTGCCTGGCAAGAAAGTGCTCAAGATTTCCATCAGTTGGCCGATGAGGAACAATGCAGTTGCGAATGCTGCGAGGGTGTCGTTCACGCCGTCAATGTTCACCGTGAACAGACCTTTCGTGCAACGAATCATCGAGACGATCTCGAAGTCCTCGGGCAGACTTTCTCGAACCACAAACGCATTGCGCATCGCTTGTATGTCGCGGACCCACGCAGCGATAATTGCGACGAAGCCATTCAGAATCGCAACACACAAATCGATCATGTCGCGCACAAGCCGAACCCATGCAATGTTGGGCGCGAAGAGCGTGAGCAACGCCATGAGTTTTGCGGTTTTGATAATCTGTTTGGCCAGCTTGTATGGGTTGCCCGCTGCCTTCACTGCTTTGAAAATCGAGAAGACGACTTCAACGATCTTCAAAACAAAGTTGAACGGCGCCATGAGCGGGTTCAATTGTGCGAGCAGCATCGCCGCCAAGTCATACGAACGTGGGGCGTGATCGAGTTGACTCTTCATTGCGCGAAGAGTGCCCAAGCCCGGGATGGTGACCTGTGGTGGTTCGGTCGCACCGGGAAAAATTATGGGGCATGGTACGAATGCCATTAGATGTCCCTCGGGGTTGTTACGACAGCCCGACCTTTGATGGTCACCACGGGCGCATCCAGCGCAATGCCCCCAGCTGAGCTGATGGTTGTGCCAGTTGCGCTGTGGATTCGGATTCCTTGCGACCCACCGTTGTCCCCGGCGTTCATGTCGATTTCAATGTAGGACTGAACGAGGTCCTTTGTGGCCTGGTCTGTGATTTGTGGCTGCAAGTTTTCGATTCGCAGCACACGTTGACCGTCCCGATTATCCATAAGGATGCGGAAGTTCTTGGACTGGATGATGATGTTGTCCGGGTGCGCGTCGTCCACTTCCTCCGTGTCACGCTGCGGTCCTGCCATGTAGAACGGTTCGTCAATGTCACCTTGAATGAACCCGACAACAACAGGCGCGTTGACCTTCGGCACAGCAAACATGCCGTGCCGTGTTCCGCCTCCGGGCGCACCAACCGGTTCCGCCCACGTACTCTCGACTGCGATGAGTCCCGGGATTTGGACGCGCACACGTCCCCGGTTGTCCGGGTCTGTGTTGTTCTTGACGATACCCCAATAGAATCCAAAGACCCTGGGTTCTTGTGGATCATTTTGGTTGTCGAAGAAAGCTGATTTACCAAATTCGCCGCTCATGGTTGTCCTGGTATGTCCACTGGTACGCTGCCTATAAATCGCACCTGACCACGGTCGAGGGGAACTTTTTCAACGTTCTTTCCACCTTTGGTATTTGTCGCTTTGAGCTCCGTAGCGCCAGTGAACACGCCAACGGTAACTTCCTTGGCTTTGCCTTTGGTCTTGATCCTTCGACGGTGCATCGAAAGTTCTGTGGTGTACCCCTGGTCGAAAGAGTGCTTGGCTTCGGTGACATACCATTCGCCATCCAACAGGGCTGTGTCGAAATTCTTGAGCGTGACGACTGTGTTGGCGAGCAGTCGCGGCGTACCAACAACAGTGACACGCAACTTCCACAATTTCTCCAACCGCTGCTTGAACCGCCTGACCCAAGCAATCTCAGCTTTACTGCCAGTAACCGGGCGGTAATCGCGTAGGACTGTGTTGGTTTTACGAATGGCTTGGGAGATTGTGGTGGCCCGCTTGATCACTTGCAAGCGTGCCCTCGCGTTTGGGTTCCCGCTCGCCGCTGCCGAAAAGTTGTTTGTGGATTGGTTAGGCGGAGGCTCTACGAGACCCGACGACTGCGATTGTCCAGCCGCCTCCGCATCTTCGGCTGTGGGGTTGTACTCCCCAGGGCCGTTCGGAGGCGTATTCGATGGCGTGTTTTGCAGAACGACTTCCACAAAGGAACCTTTTTCTACGCCACTCAACGTGAGTCCTTTCGGCGTGGGTAGGTTCATGTCACCGTCTAACTTGTAGCTGATGAGCGTAGACCCTTGAGCGTCGATAATCGCACTAGGCGCTTGTGTGTAATCGCGCATCCCGAAGTACATGCCGGACTTACCCGTGCGCCAGATGAAACCGTACCGATCTGCGATGTGCTTCAAGAACTGCGGAACTTTCATCGCCGCTGGTTTCGTCAACGCCTTTTCGATCAAGTCGTCCTCGGCAGCAATGTTGATCTCCAGGCGCTTCGCACCTCGTCCCGTTTCGTGATACCCCATGCGTGCCGCCAACACGCGCACAATTGTGGACACACGTGCATTCTCAAACAGTTCCACATCGGCACCGTCATCGAACAAGCCAACAAGCCCGGGAGCTTGACCCTCGATTGTGACGATGAATCCTTTGCGACGTTTCGCAGCGGCTTTGCCTTGCATCGCTTCGAGCTGTACCCGGCGAATGATCAACCGACGCTCGCCACTCATGTTGCCTTTGTACCCGTAAGCAACGTCGATGATGGCGCCGTGTGCAAGGTTGTCAGGCGAAGAGAAGAACCCCTCTTCGTCGATGAACGTAATCGAAACGTTGTCCAGTTTGTGATCGTTATCGGTCGCAACGAATCGAGTCAAACGGTCACGGGCAAACAGCGTGATCGGTTGACCGAGTGCGTCCTCAACAGCCACAGTCTTCGGAAACCCCGCAATAGGCGTCATCACGATGACTGGCGCAAGCGGATCCTCTTCCCCGGATTGCAACGCGGAGTTCAAGGCAACGCCGTCAAGTGCAGAGAGATCAGGCATCAGATCACCGTATCCTCAGCCTGCGTCTCAGTGAGCGCACGACCTGTTACGAACTCAGCCGACGGGATGAATACGACCGTTCCGGGTGTGATTTCCACGGTCGGGTCCGCGACGGGAACAGGTTGGAAGTCACACAATACCCACCAAAAATCTTGGGGTCGCGGCAACGGACGCAGGTGTCTTGCAGCCAGTGAGTGCCACGTGTCACCTTCCTGGGACACAACACGAAGGTTGTCTGATCGAGCCGCGAACCGCAGGGGCTCACGGTCCAGCAGATAGGTCAGCCCGTCGTCGAGGTCAGCGATCAGCGGTACGGAAAGATGTCGCGAGCTTCGTCCGGGCGCCATGAAATCTCCTTCTGCTGTCTGAGGTTGGAACGGTTGTTACTTTAGCCTTGGCCTGTTGCGGAGTACCCGTCGTACGTTAAACCAACTTGGTCTACGTCTTCCGAAAAACGACGTGTAACACGTGTCTCAAGAAAGCCGACCGTGGCACGGTACACGATGGGTGCGAGGTTGGTGTCAAAACGTGTGAACGCAAACGTGATGCGTTCCACGACGCCCAACAATTCAAACATGCCGGGCCAAATGACCTTCAAGGTGGGTGGGCGCAAACCGGTACGTGTCGGGAAAGCACATGAACGTAGGAAATTCATGAACGCTTGTGCGTCTTGCGGTTTGGTCGGTACGCTGTTGAGTGTGTTATTCGTGGGTGGACGGGGTTGTGTGCGTTGGCGCAGGTAGTACTGGAACTCCGACCAGTAAAACTCAAGGTTGTACGACAAGCTGCGTGTGTTGGTGTAATGCGGAACTTCGTGGTCGAGTCCGATTACCTGGAGCTTCGACCATTGCACGCTGATTTCCTCATTCAGCGTTTCGGGGTTGAACAGCACCGGAAATACAGTTTCTGTGTCGAGCCCTGGACTGCGCACCAACGTGACACGTTGGGGGTTCACGTCCATGTACTCGTCGAGAGCTTCGTCGATTGCAATGATGTTTGGCATTACTGACTTGTACCTCCACCACCAGCGGCTACGCGTGCGACAGCGTCTGTAATAACAGCTTCGATGTCTTGGCCACCGACAGTCAAAGTTACCTTCCCTTTTTCACGGTTAGTCTTCGCGATGTCTGTGAGCAACATGATCATTTGCAACTCTTTGTCTCGTTGCTCCATCGACGACCCGTAAATGCGCCCTGCTTTCTTTGCGATGGCAACACGTTGCTCGAACGGCACGTCGGGGGGGAGCGTCTGAACCATCGACTGAAACATGCGTCGTTTGTTCTCAATGCGATCCTCGATCTTAGCGAGATCGCCTTCGGGCACATTTTTCAAATCGTAGAAAGAACCCGAAGCGGTCATGGCTTCGGTCATGCGTGTTGCGATAAGGTTCGGTTCGGCAAACGCCGCACCCAAAGTTTTGAAGGTCCCAATCAACCCTTTGGAAACACGCAATGCTTCCTTGTCACCTGCGCCTGCATACTGCGACGCTCTCACTTGCAGCGCCATCATGGCGTTCTGCATGTTGATGCGCTGCTCGGGTGTAATCTCAACACCCGCTTTGGAGTACTTCAACACTTCCATAAACCGATCGGTTGCGTCTTTGATCAACCGTTGGTCAGGGGCGTTGTGCTTGATCATCAACTGACCAGCATCACGGATTTGTTTGAGCACATCGTCAATGACGAGCGTGGGCGCGGCTTCCTGTAAGCTCTTGTCGAAACCGTTGGCAACGGTGCCCATTAACGTGGCGGACGCTTCAAGTGCTTGTGCTGCGGACTGGATGCCCTTGGCCCCTTTCTCAAGCGACTCGCCAGCTTTCTTTTGCGCATCGTCCGCTGCCTTCGCCTCATCCTTCTTCCCGAAGTCTTGGTACAGATCGTAGGCGAGAGAACCCAAGGTCACAATGGTCCCGACGACGGGTAAACTTCTCAGCAGTTTGCCACCCACCTTGGATGCGAGCCCACCAAGTTTCGCCAACCTGCTGCCTCCGGTGAGTGCTGCGGCAGTTGCACCTGCACCAAGAACTTTGCTGGGCACGTTCGCCGCTGTGTTGATGACGCCGGACTGAGCCATTCGTCCACCAGGTCCCATCGTCAACGTTGATTGTGTTGCCGCACCTGCCACAGCCGCCGCGGCGCCAGCGCGACCCCCAATGCCCCAAATGCCTCCCTTCAACAAACTTTGTGCGCTGACGAGTTTAAGTACCTCTGTTGTCAGCGCGTTTGTAGCTGTCTTCACGAATGTGATCGACGCACGGAAAAGCTGGAACATGGTGACAGCGGCAGTGATGCTTGTAACCAAACCGCCGATAACCAACCCAAACCCAAGCACAGTTGCGCCGACGTACTTGAAAGTGTGTCCACCTTTATCGATCCAATTCGAGAACGTTTCCGCGGCATCAGCAACCAACTTTACGACTTTGGTAATTTGGTGGATAAGCGGCTGACCCACGATGCCGAAGAGGTTCGTCATGGTGTTGGTTAGACGCTGCCACTGCTCAGGTAGGTTGTTGGTTGCGATATTGAACGATTCATTAACCTCGCCACCAGCGCCCTCGGTTTCTTTCTTGAGCTGTCGAAGTAGATCCGCGCCTTTGAGTGTTTCACCATTGGCGAGCTTCATGCCTTCGAGGAAGGCTTGGATACCAGCACCCATAACGCCCGCACCTGCACGTGGACCAAACTCCTTGAACAGCCTGCCGACGCCATTGCTCACGTTGGGCACGGCGAGTGACAAATCGTACATGAGGTCGGTGAACGGGCGCATCACGCCTGTCGCCTCGTCCATGACGTTGACGTTGAAAGTTTCCTTGAGGAACTTGACACGCTTCGGGTTACCCAAGGCAACCAGCGCGGTGTTCAAACCTGTGCCTTCGACCGCACCGGATTTGAAACCACGACGAAGCAACGTGGCCGTACGCGCCATTTCTCCGAAGGACTGACCAGACAAACGCGCAGCCGGGCCTGCCTTGGTTAGCACTTCGATGAAGTCCTTCATGTCCAACGACGATGCGTCGGACAAGTGCTTCATGTGGTCCAATGCCAGCGTAACGTCGCTGGTTGCAACGCCCATCGTACCGAGCGCGACAACGAGATCCGTGGACTGCTTTTCTGTGACTTCGCCAACCCGTTGCAACTTGCTCAACGGCTCAAGCAACATATCGACTTCGGCTTGCTTGAAGTTCTGGGCGAACAACGCACGGGCTGTGCTTGAGACTTGCTCGAACGTACGACCCGTGCTGTTCGATACATTGATCAAGTGCTCTTCCAACGCACTAAGTTGTACGTTGGACAGCCTCGCAACAGATTGAACGTTAGCCATGCCACGCTCAATCTCTGTCGCCGCGCCTACCACACCCTTCATGATGTCCATGGCTTTGCGTGCCAAGCCCAACGAAACGAATGCGCCTGCGATGTTCACGTAGGCGTTTTTCGCCTGGTCCACTTTTGGGGCAGAAGCCTGGGCGGCATCACCAACTTGCCCAATGGCTTGGGCAGTAGCTTTCAACTTTGCGGTCGTGGCTTGTGTACCCGTGACCTCTGTGTTGATGATTATGTTGTTGGTGTTGCCACCGCCCGTGCCGCCGGTTGCCATCTCACCCTTTCTTTCTTAGTGCTTTCGCCAATGCGTCTCGATGGTGGTTGATGGCTGCTCGCACAGCCCGGTAATCTGCCAGTGGTAATTCTAACAGTTCGGGAATCGTAATGGTGGGTCCACCCGTTTCCCCGTACTGCCAGGTGAGACTTACTAGGTCCCCCCAGAGCCTCCCGTTAGGAGATTCTGGGTCGGTGTCGGCATCGTTGAGCTGTGCCCAGGTATCGCCTGTTTTTCCATCTTCGCTTTGGCGAGCACGTTCGATTGCCTGATAGACGAGCGCGAGATGGACAGGAGCAAAGGGACGACGACACCTTCTGAGAACCCGCACTTGGGACACTCAGCTGTGACTTCCAGAATCAATCCGCCATCAGTCTTGTCGAGGCCGATTTCCAATTCGTCGTACTCGATCGGACCCAGGTTGTCGATCCACGTCGAAAGTTCCTGGTTGTCCGTGTACTGCGTGCCGTCACCGCCTGTGACTTTGACGATGCGGCAAATGAACCCTGCGGTCGTGGGGTTCACGCCGTCACGTGTGAGGCGCACCAGTTGCTCGTCATCGGAGTTGAGCAATTGGCGGAACTCCACCAAGTCGTCCCCAATGTTGAGTTTGAAAAGCTGCTGCTGTCGCACGTGCTCGATGGTCTCGCGCGGCAACGGCTTGGTTTGCATCTCGCGCAGTGGCTGGACCCACATGTAGCGATGCTCGCAACTGCTGCACTTCATCTCGAACTCGTAGTCACTGCCACCCGTCAGCGCGCGAATTTCTCGCAACGCAACAATCTTGTCACAGTGCAACATGTGCGGCCAAGGCGGCGGCTTCGTCATGTCGAAGTGGTATGGGCCGGGTTCGAGCGTGGAGACCCAGCAACTCTGCACCAGTTGGTTGAAGACCTTGCCTTGCCGCAGGGCTTTCGGGTCCTGCATGGCCATGATCTCGGCAACCCTCAATGCCCGCACTTCACCAACCAACCCCGATGGACAAACGACTCTTGATGTTTCCTGAACGCGCATTCGTATTGTGACCTCCGTGGGCGAAATGCCCAAAGCCTGCAAAGCAGGTGTTGGGGGTCACTATACCAGCGGTGAGGTGTACTGCGCTACAACCCAGTTGCGAGACGCTGATCTGCGTGCTTTCGCACTTTCAGGGTGAAGTAGTCGTAGGCCAGAGTCATGGACTGGATGACAACAGCGTCGCTGTTGTTGTCCCACTCCCCGGCGACGAACTTGGTCGGGAATGCGCGGTGCAGGGTGTACACCTGAATGATCTCGCGGCTACGTCCGTTGGACGCCAGGGCGCGTCCACGCTGGATAACCTGGACCTCACGCCGAACGTAGCCCGCGGAGTTGAACACCGGGCCTGCCAACGCGGCACCAATGGCCCAGTCGTACAGCATCCGGTTTCGCGACGCGCCCCGGGTCAGCGTGACTGGGTCATACTCGACAAAGCCCGGGTCGTTGACGGGGACGATCGCACCGGCTTCCCGAAAACCGATACGCTCCTGAGAGAACGCCAACTCGCTGCATGACGCAAAGTGGAACCCTTCTTCGGGGAAACCTTCAACCGAAACGGTGAAGTTGAACGCTTCAAAGAGTTCGCGAGCTGGCATGCTCAGGCCGTTTTTTAGACGCTCGAAAGACCCTTGCTGGCCGTCGGGTTCTCCATGCGGAACTGGTCGTAGGTGATCGTCACCGTCTCGATGATGACCTCGTCCACGCTGTTGTCCCAGTCACCCGCGACGTAGTTGGTCGGCCAGGCGCCGAACAACTTGTACTTTCGGATGTACGCCGTCTTGGGGCGGTTGTGTTGCAGGATCGAAACCTCACGGGTGAAATCCGCAACAGGCAAGCCTGCGCCGATTCCGCCCGCGAGCTTCACGTCCGCGACTTGGTGCATCCAGTCGTGCAGCCCCTGGTCCGTGCCGACGCCGCGCTCCAACGTGATGTCGGACAGCGTCACCCGGCCTGGGTGCTTGATTGGAACCAAGGCCCCACCTTCCCAGTAATCGATCTTCGCGACTTCCTGGGAGAGTTCGGACGCCTTCTGAAAGTGAAGGGAGTCCGCACCTTTGATCAACACGGTGAAATTGAATTTCTCGTGTAGCGGACGAGCACTTGCAAGAGATGGCATTGTCTACGTTCCTCCGATTTTGTGTGAGCGCGATTACGAATTATCCCTGCGACTGGAGAAGTTCCTCAAGTGCGCGAGTGTCCTGGGTGACGAGCAGCACGATGAACTCTGCTGGCTTTGCTGTGGCGAGGCCGATGCGGGCTTTCAACTGTCCGGCTGCCTGGACAGCTGCGTTGTTCAGCTGGTCCGACACGTCCACGAAGAACGCCTTGCTGGGATCTCGCGATGCCAGTGCGCCCACCTGGACGTAGGGGAGGATGATTTGGATGAGCGTGTTTTCCACCCGCTCACGCAACTCAGGAGTGTTCGGCTTGTTCTTTGCGAACTGCAAAGCAGCGACCGCCTGAATCTCGATGGTCGAAACGCCGCGGCGCTCGCCAACCGAGGGGAAGTTGCTGGTGCCGAGCATGGTGCGCGCACCGTCCGCGAAGAAGCCCTGACCGTTCACGCGAACGATCGGGTTCACACGCTTCGGGAACACCAAGTCTCGCTTTGCCTCTTCGAGAACTTCCGAGGTCTCAAGCCCGACAACACCGAACAGACGCCCGTCTTCCACGTTCGCCGGGTTGGTGAACGGGCCGATGGGCACGCCAGCGTCATTGCGGGCCATGACACCAGCAAGCGCACCGGAGTGCGACTGCACGATGTTCTCAACGTCCGCGCCGTAGACGGTGCGGTCCGGGTTCGGGATGCGAATGCGCGGCCAGTACATAGCCGCGTTCTCGGTGGCGGTGAGCGACGCCATGTGCGTAAGCATCACGGCTGCTGTTGCACCGACGGGGCTGTCGAGGACCGCGAAGATGCGGCGACTACGAGTGAGTTCGGCGTAGGTGATCATGGCGTTCTGTACGCCGACCGTCGCGCCGTCCGGCACAATCAAGAGGGTAACGTCCTCCACCGTGTCGAGCGCCCGGATACCGGTCAGCGACGGAGAGGTTCCGCCGATGAGCTGCGTGTCCGTGACCGTGGGCTCAGCACCGCCCGTGAGCGCGACGCCCGGAGCCGTGTTGTCGTTCGGGCGAACAGCGTTGTTCACGGCGACGGTGATGTACAACGAGCCCGTCTGCGACGCGTTGACCACGGTCGAGACGTAGTTCGCTGCCGAAGGCGTGAGGGTCGTCAGGTTGGCGAATCGCTCCGCAACCGCACCGTTGACCTGGATCTCCAGGTTGAACTCGGAAGCGACACCCGACGAAGCGGGGCGGACCAACAGCACAACGGTGTTGCCCCACGTGCCGACCGAGGATGCCGTTGCCGTGAACGACGAGGTGAGGCCCGAAGCCGACCCGCTGTGAACGGCGTTGTCGAACCCGATGGCGATGGCCGTCGAGGTGCCTTTCACCTGGACGCTGGAGGACAGGCCCGAGGTGTTGGACGTGATGCGAACCTGCGAACCTGAGACGACGCTGGTTGCGCCGGTCACGTCCGCCGTCAGCACCGCGGCAACTTCCGAAGCCGTGACCGAGTCGATGTTGGCCACATCGCCCGTGCCGTTGACCGGCGTGGTGGAGAAGTTGAGCTTGCCGATCGTGTTGCCGGTGCCGCCCGTGATCTCGACGATCGAGCTGGTGCCACGACGGTCCGACGTGATGCGGACAGCGTTTGCGTTCACCGTTGCGGAAAGACCGGACCCCTCTGCGTTGACGACCGCAGCGACTTCTGCCGCCGTTGCTGCGGCAATGTTCGCAAACTCGGACGCGTTGAACGTGATGGTCTGGACGCTGCCACCATTGATGCGAAGCGTCAACGTGTCGTTGTCGGCCAAAGCGTACGGGCCGGTGTTGCCCGCCGTCACGAACGCAGCTGCGGCGTCGAAGGTCGCTGTCTGATCTCCGCCGCCATCGACGGAGACGACCAGGTTCTGTCCCGGTTCAAGGTCGAACGGGGCGCTGTTTGCGCTGAGCACGGTGCCCGAGGCATCCGACCCGCTCAGGGCGATCCCGGAGCTGGCAGCACCACCGGTTCCTGCACGCACGATGTGCGCCGTGCGACCCCCCTGGAGGAAGAACTGGCGCACGCCAAGCGGAAGCTCGAAGCCGCTGCGGTACTCACCGAAGATGCGCGCGTATTCCTCGAACGAGGTCACGAGGGTTGCGCTGTTCAGCGGTCCGCGGACTGCTTGTCCAACGGCACCCAACACGGCGGTCTGCACAACCGGCAGAGCTGCGATGCGGGGCGCGACTTCCTGGACAACAATCTTGGAAGAGAGAAGTTCACCGGCCATTTGAAAGGTCCTCCGTTACGGGTCAGTCTTTGGGGGTTGTCGAGCTTTTCCGCGGGGACGCGGGGCTCGTTGGCTTGGGCTCCACGACGGGCGTGGGCACGACTGCGGGTTCTACCGGAATGACCTCGATACGCCGCTCAGCCTGCGCCTGCTTCACAAGAGGCAAACGCAGAACTGCGGGGTGTAGACGGACAGATTCACCGGGAGCCAGGTAAATGGCTCGCGGTGAAACGACCCGTTGATATTGGGATTTGACGGACCCGTCTGCTTGAGGCACAGGACGTAGCACTTCTTGCGCTACGCACTGACAGTCACGTGAAACCTCGCAATACAGCGAGTGGTAAAGATCGAAGGCGATCGTTGCCGAGCTTTTGTTTGTGACTTCAACCTCTGACATTTAGGTCTCTGCCACACAGTATGCCATCGGAACAACGGGGTCAACAACCGGACTACAGCCGGATGTTGACTTTGTTGCGGGACCAGTCAGGGGAAGACTGGGATTGTCTCGGGAACGCCACCGTCTTGGTTCTGAGCTTCGAGCACCGCCGTGTCTGCGGGGTACACCAATTGTGCAGGATCCGTGTCGTAAATCTCAATTCCGCGGACTTCGCAGGTCATGTTGAAAGTGCGAATGTTGTCGTCGCTGGGGGCGGTTGTCGTGGTCGCTGGCGATGTCAGTTGAAGCACCAAGTGTACGCGCGTGTCTGGGTCCGGCACAGCTGGGTCCAAGTCCACGCCCAAGTATTTGGCCACGTTGAACATGCGCATGAGGGCGTTCTGCATGTTCAGGCTTTCCTGCTCGTTGTCCGACACGCCAACAATCGTGTAAGCGTGTCGTTCAACGTACGGCGGACGCAGCACGTTAAACGTGCCGTCAGGGTTCAGCACTGTTTTTGACTCATTGTGCCAGTACTCCAAGTCTCGCGACACGTTCGGGCCTTGGAGGATCAGCACCGGCAGCTTGGAAACCTGAACCTCCATGTTGCCGTCCTCGGAATAATCGACGTGCGTGGTGAGTACGGTGTTCGCCAAGACCTGCCGACGAAGCGCGTTGACCAAAGCGGCGGCGACCAAAGTCGCAGGAGCTGGACCTTCGCTCGGACGCGCCGACGTGCTGTGCAACACCGGGCGTTCGTAGGTGTAAGCGTCTGTTGCTGTGACTGTCTCGGTGGGGATGAGCACCCCGTTGGCGTCGATGTTCTCGACAACGATGGTCACCGGAAGAAGGGCGCCATCGACCGCAGGTCCCCGGTAAGGGGGGACACAGACCCGCAACAACGTGCTGGAATCCACCTCCACTTTGAGTGCAGATTCCCCGCCGAACAACACGCGCACACTTGGCGGAACGACCGGGGTCGGACCCGCGGGGGGCACGGGTGGTGGCAGTTGGAAATTGGTGCCGATGATACGCACCACATTGTCGCCCGAAGTTGGGCCAACAGCCGGGGTGATGGTCGTGATGGTAGGTACAGGCATGGGTTACCTCAATTGAATACGGACTTTCGTCAAACTCTTCAGTTGCTCTTGCGCAGCTTTGATGCGTTCTTTCGTAAACGGCTTCAACATCGCCCGGGTTTTCGCGATCGCAGGGCGGGCTGGGATTTGACGTTTGTACCCCAGACCAACCCGAGCACGTGTTCGAGCTTTTCGTGTATTGTCGTCGCGTGACTTGCCGCGAGCACCGCTGTTGCGATACACGATGTGCAAGTATGCCAACTGCTTTCGTGTATACCGCTTGCCGGTAATTGTACCACCGTTCTCGTGCAATTCTGCGTTCTTGGCAGCAGACCGACCGGAGTACCGGATTATTACACCTTCTTGGATCTTCACAGTGAACGCAGCCTTACCGGTACGGTGAGTCGTCACAGCTTTCATCGACTGCCCACCGTAGTACAGCGGTGTTACACGATTCACTCGCGATCTTGCTGGTGTGTCCCCGGCAAGTTTTCCTTTACGCCGAAACGTGATTGTGTGTGGGCTCAGTGCTTTCAGCCCAAAACTGTTTTTTCGGATGTTCTCGTAATAGATTTTCGCTGCTTGTTTGGCGATGTCCTTGAGAGCGCGCACCACAACGGTGTGCGCGACACCGCCCAGGACCTTAAATTCGGAGACAAGTTCTTTGGGATCGGTGACGACGAAGTACGTCTGCTTCCGGCCCATTATCTGCTGCCTTGGTCTCGCGGTTCTGCAATGATCAGATGAAGATCGTGGCCGTCGATGCCGAAGCCCCAAGACGCGGGGCGCACCTCGGTGATGTAGAGTCCTTTGCCGGGGAACGTCAACACAGTTACACCCTGGTTCGTGCGCTCCAACGATGTCACCAAGTCACCTGTGCGAATCAACGCGTTGCCGGTGACTGGATCAATCAAGCCCAACTCTCGAAGCTGCTTGCGATGCGTGACGAAAATAACTTGGCTATCCGGGATGTTGCCGCTCGCCACCGTGTTAAGCAGGTTGTACATGGTGGTTTCAACTTGGCACTGCACCCGAATCGGGGGTTGGTACTGCATTGCATCTTCGCGGCCCTCTGTTTGCGCGCCGCTCTGTGTGTCGTACACAACCGGCTCACGGAAGATGTCGTCCATGCCACTAGATGCAGCACCGGGCGGATTGAGCGCACGTGTCCCCGGCGCATTTCGGCGCAGAATCACAACGTCAACCAAGCTCAGCAACAGAGGGACGCTGATGTTCATTACACCGCTCGCATGTGTGGGGGCCGCACGTAGCTCATGAGGATGCCGTCGAGGATGTCGTCGCCCGTCAGGCCGCCATACGCAGCACGTCCGGTGCGTCCGCCACCACCGCCACTGCCGCCTCCGCTGTTGCGGAAGGCGATCGCCTGGTCACGGGTCTTCATCATGGTGATGGAGCCCGGCTCGGAGATGGTCGGGTTGGTCGCGAAGAAGTCGCCGGTCTCACGCAAGGCCATGATGCCAACAGCGCGCACGAGAGGGAGGGGCACGCGCCCGAACGGGGAACCATCGGCGTCGGTGTAGCCGAACACACCTGTGACGTGCGTGACTTGCGGACCTTCGGGGAACGCAGAGATTGATTGGAAGGTGATCCCCTCGAAGCGTTCCACCTCGATGCGCGGGTCGTCGCGATCGTCCGGGTCCATGGGTCCTCCGTTGAGGTGCCGTGCGTAGACGCGCAGACCGTCGAGGGAGATTTCCGAGGTGCTGACGTTCACGCCATTCACGCCCGATTCGACCGCAACATGGCTGACACCGATGATGGGTTCTTGCAGGAAGATGGTGCGCGTCTGCTTGGTGTCGAGCTTGAGCGTTGCGTACCGCGGGCCGAAGAATCGTCCGGTCAGTCGCTCGATTTCGCGCGAGGCGTTGTTGATCGCCATCTGCATGTCGCCCACCGGGCACGATGCAAACTCGGACTTGGTTCGGTAGAAAACTGAATCGCCGTACCCGACGTACTGCGCGCCACTGGCGAACTTCGCTGGGTCAAGAACCTCAAACCGCTGGTACACCGTCTCCAACGGATCCGTGACAGCGGTGCGCCGGAAACTCCACACGATCTCGTGGGTGCCCGGGGTCATACCAGTGGCGGTGAAGCCCGCAGCGTAGACGCCCGTGTCCACCCGCATGCCGGTGTCGGTGATGTCCAAAGCCGCGTCAGCCACGACGACGACACTGGCGCCACCCACCGGGACAGTGCGGACCATGCGTCGCAACTCAAACACGTCCGCCAACTTCCCATCTCGCTGATGGGCGAAGAACAGCAACGGTTTGATTCGGTCTACGGTTTCTCCGACTGCGACGGCTGATGCCATGGTTGTTTTCTCGGGCGTGAGATGAGTACCTTGCGCAACCGGCGTTGCGCGTCAGCGAACTTCGCTGCTTCTGAGTTCACGTATTCTACCGTGAGCTGCGGAATTTGGTTACCCGGATCCGCGAAGTGGAACAGGAACTCACGCCCGAAACTCTCCGCCGACGCCAGTGGCACGTTTCGCATGGAGAGATACGCAGCTAAGTCGAGGTCGTAAATTTCGACTTCGCCGTTCTCAAGGACACGGTACGCACGTCCGCGGTCTACGCGCGGCACACCGTTCCCATTGGTGTAAGGGGGGCCAGCCAAGTGGACCGCGCTTACTCGTCCGACAAAACAGAAGCGCCGGGCAACGAAGCCGTTGTCAGGTCGCCACCACCCCCACCACTAGCAACTGCCGCTGCGGCACTTTGCTCTTCCGCCGTGGGCACGGCACCTGCGCGCGGTCGGCGTGGCTGCTTGCCGGTTGCGGCAGCGGGCGCTGGGGCTGCCGTGGCCGGAGTCAAGTCGATCTCCTGGCGGCGACCGGTGGCGGTCTGCTGAATCGTTTCGGAAATCATGCCCATCGCAACCAAGCGGCGGGCTTGTTCAGCCTGGTCACGCGCGATCTTCTCGTCCTCGGTCACAACTTGGAACATGGGAGCGCCGCTCGGCTGTTCCTCCTGCGTGAGCTTGGCGGCAAGCTCGGCTGTGACTTTGTACCAGATCGGTTGCGCACCCCCGCGGAACAAGGTTCCTGCGAAGTGGACGTTCTGTGTGGTACGGCCCCGCTTGGGGTCCAACGGCTCGACTCGGGCAAACAGGACATTCGACATGTGTGACCTCTTGTTGCTTTGTGCGGAACAGTCCGCATGGAAGACTGGAGCGTAAAAGAAAACGCCCGACTGGTCAACCAGCCGGGCGCTTTTCCCACCGTCACGCTTGCGCGTGATTGCTTAGTTCGCGGTGACGAGAACTTCCACGGTGACCGTGGAGAGATCCACAGCAGCCGCAACCTCTGCACGCGAGGAAGTCAACCCAACCAGCCTGTCGGTGGTTGCGTTGTACTCGTAGCTGCGTGTGTCGGGGGCGCCGGACGAAGTCACCACACCTCGGCACTGGACCGAGATGATGGCCTTGCCTGCGCCGATGCGGTCCTGGAGACCAAGCAAGTACCCACCAGTGGGATACGAGTTGTCCAGCACCACGTTCAGGCGAGTGTGGTACAGCGGTGCCGAGGGGGAAGCCCCGCCAATGCTGTGGGTCGTTACGGTAATTGGCATCTGTGTTGCTCCTGTTTTGGGTCAGCGAATGGTGTTGTCGTTCAGCGTGGATTAGACGCCGAGAACGCCAGTTGCTTTCACAACTGCGGGTTCGTGCATGTAACGCGCGTCGAGACGCATCGTCACCACAATGATGACCTGGCCTGCCGAGATGTCCTCGCCCATGCGGACGCGGATTTCACGGTGGATGCCGAGCAGCATGTTCTCACGCTCGGTCAAGAGCGCGACAGTCTGGTTGGTGCCACCACCCAGGTTGTTCGGGAACTCCGGGACCTGGACGATCGGGAAGCCCTGGTACACACCAGCCGGGCCGGGGTTCTGAACGATGCGAGTATCGCCCAGGGCCGTTTCACGGACAGCCAACGAATCGTTGTAGTCCGCGAGTGCCTGGCGATTGGTGAAGTACGCCAGACGATCCGAGACGAACTCGTCGGGCAGGGTCTTCAACATGTCGCGGAGGACCGGGCGGGTGAGGGCGACGCCACCAGCAACGACGACGTTTGAAGTCGCCTGCCGGATGAAGCCGTCGAGCACAGCCAGGAGCGGGTTGGCCGACGTTGTGTCGCCCTGCGAGATCAGGAAGTCCACATCGCGAGCGACGGCCTGAGCCAGCGTCTCGATGATGGTCTGCTGATATGCGCCACGCTCGATCTGGTCTTCAAGGACCTCGTCCGACATGCGGACTTCGGCCTTGACCAGCTTGGCATCCAGCTCGATGAAGCTGAGATCCGGCCTGGAGCGGTCGTTGAGGGCCAGCGCCTGCGATTCCACGCCCGGCTTGAGAACGCGCGACCCGAAGCGGGTCTTGTCGCGGCGTTCCTTGGGGCCACGCATGGGGGTGACATTGATCTGCTGCATGAGGACAGCAGATTTCACCATCACGCGGAAGAATCGGTCTGCTTGCTGAGGCTGCAACAGACCACCAGCGGCCAGACCCGCGGTATCCAGGTCCGCTTTTGCCAGGAGTTTGCGGTTATCCATAGCCATTGATTGTGCTCCTTGTACGTTTCGTCTTGTTGACTTGGTCAGTGAATCTGAGTTTGTTGACCTTGCCTTGGCGACTGTACCGACGTTTGTCGATAAAGTCACCAAGGGGAATTTGAGATTAGCTCATCCGTTCGGCGTTGTAGTTCATCGGAAACAACGTGCTGGTGTCAGCAGCATCGTCGATTTGAGAATTTCCTGCCGGGGTGGATGCGCGAGATCCTGCGGGCGCGTTGTCGAACTTCTGCACTTTCGCGCGGAGGTCGGCGTTCTCGTCCACAAGATTCTTGTTTTTGACTTCGAGGTCAGCGACCCGCTTTGAAAGCGGGATCACGAACTTCTCATCAAAATCCTTGGCGACTGCCGCGGTGACAGCGGCGGTGATGGCTGCCACGTCCACGCCAGCAGCGGGAGCAGGCTGTGCAGGCTGAGCTGGGTCGAGGTTCTTGGCGAGGTGCGCCACGGCCAACTGGAGACCAGCGGCTCGCTTGAAGACGGCAGTTGCCACCTTCTCGGCACCCTTGACCGAGTGGCCGATGTCGCGCAGGTCTGCGGCGATCTCGGTCAATGCGGCCTTCACCACCTCGGCACGCTTCTCAACTGCCGACTTGTCCGTGCCCATGATCTTGGCGAGCATGGCGACGACCTTCTCCAGCGTCTCCATGTCACCCGTGTCGATGGTCACACCGCCCCGGAGGAACGTGTCGTCGAAACGCTTCTGGAGCGCGACGGCAGCTTCCTGCGTCATGGCGCCACCGGTCATGGCGTCAACCATCCCGGCAAGTTCCTCGGAAACCGTGAGAACTTCCGAGACATCGAGCGGCGGGAGGGGCGCAGCCGAAGCTGTTGGCTCCGCGGCAGGCTCGGACACTGCGGGCTCACCAGCCGGTGCCGGGTCAGCGGCAGGCTCACCAGCCGGTGCCGGGTCAGCGGCAGGCTCGGCGGCAGGCTCGGTTGCAGGCGGTTCGGTGGACTCCGTTCCGGTGGGAGCGGCAGCGCCGTCATCAGCACCAGCAGCCTGGACAGCTGCAACCTTCTCGCCCAAAGCCGAGAGGGATTCTGCGATGGAAGCGATCTGCTTCTCAAGAGCGGCCAACTCTTCCTCGGGAAGCGTGCCACCCTTCAACTTCTCGGCCAGACCGGTCAGGTCTTCGAGAGCCTTGGTTGCGATCTCGGTCAGAAGGACGGTCGCCTTCGGAGTCTCGCCCGTTGCGCCAGGAACCAGGTCGCGAAGGTCGGAAGCCAACCCACGAGCACGGTCCTGCAAAGCGGCCAACTGCTCAGCGTTGACGCCCGCGTCGAGCTTGGTGACGACAGTGGCGAGAACTTCCAAGGGGGACGCGAGTCCCTTCAAAATCGAGACGCTGTTATTCCGGGCCATGAGGGCATCCTCCCTTTTCCGTATGATGAAAGGTCGTTTGTTTGCGGGGCGGTCAACCAGTGAGACTTCTTCAATGTCGAAATCGCTGAGACGAGCAACAACGACCTTTGCTTTCTGCAAAGCTCGCTGGACTCGTTCACGAAGTTGAGTTGCCATTGGTGTGGTCCCGTATAGAACTACAGCTTAAACGTCAGATCGTCAACGATGCAAGCATTTGGTCGAACTCTTCAACGCTCTCAATCGCAGTTCCCCCGATTGACCATCCGTTGAATTTCCCATTCTTCACCCCGTCCCACAGCTCATTGTCCAGAATCCGGGCGCCCAACAACCAGGTGCCCTTCTTCACAGTGACCCCGTCGATGAACATGTCGGCAGGGGCGAGGAAAGATTCCAGGATCTTGATCTTCCCGGTCACGTCCTGCTTGTGCATCAGGCCCATTCGGGCGTGAATCTCCAGAAAATTGTGGGCCGCCTTGCGAACTTCCTCTGCGTTGTAGACGTGACCTTGTGAGTCGATTGTCTCCGGTTCGAGGACGACGCCCAGGACGAACCGCTCTTCAAGCACGTCCCGTTTGATGAGGCGCACTTCCTGGCTGTTGACGCCCAGGCTCTTGTAAAACGCGACCGCATCTTGATGCGCCGCGACAGGAAGCGGGGTCTCCTGCTTCGCCACTGGAGTCGTGGGCTCAGGCATCGCCGCCCGCGCCATGTCGATCGCCGGACCAAAGACACTGTCGCCAAACGGCGCGTTGATTGCGACAGGCGTCGCGAAGCCCGCGACCATCGTGAGGGGGACGACATGTACTGGTGTCGCATCGCCGTGTGCTGCGAGTGTGGCAGGGTCAATCGTAGCACAGACATCTTCGGGGATGTCGTCCACACACTCAAAACGCAGGGCTTTCTCGGTGGTGACAACCGCGAAAACGTGCGCCCCACCATCGACTTCACCCACGAGGAACTGATGTTTCCCCACGCGCGACCGCCGATCGATTGGGGAAATCACAGCAACAGACTCGCCTTTGCGAAGAGCCTCTGTTGCTTTGCTGGGGTTCGCAACCCGGACGGTCGGGAGCGGGTCAGCGACCAGGGTGAACTTGCGGATCTCCGCGGTTACCTGGCGGGCACGTTCGATCAATTCCTTGGTGCTCATTACGTTATTCCTTCGGCTTCAAAGCATCGGGACCCCAGGCGGTGACCTGCACGGGCGGCTCCCACTTGCCGCCGTCCAACTCGGTGCGCAAGGCGGCAGCCAAGAAGTCGAGGGCGCGCTCGGTGCTGTACCCCATGTCGGCCCGCATCACGCGGAACCACTTCAAACAGATTTCGGCCCGGCGTTTCACCTCGGCCTGGGTGCCCACGACCGGCCTGCCGGGGTTCCGAATGGCGTCGAGCGTAAACGATTCCTTCACGGTTTCGCTCAGCTTGTGCTGCAACAGCTTCACATCAGCGATTGAGCGGACGAGTGGGATGAACTTTTCGTGATCGACGTTACGCAGCTGCTCCATTTCGTTGGATGCTACAGATGCGCACGCTCAATGTCTACCGTCCGCCGACGATGACGATGCTGCGTTCTCGCAATTTGATGTCCACGCCCGTCGGTCCGCGACTGAGAATCACCTCGTAACGGTTCAGGCACGGAAAGCAAATCGTCATGGCGACGGCCTTGTCATGGCAGATTTGGATGCCGTACTGGTTCTCGAAAATCTGGTTGCACCCAGCGCGGCACCGGAACTTCCCGTCTTGCCCGAGGCGTTGGGCTTCCGAGAACTGCGCTTGGAACATCGCTGCTTTGTCGAGGGCCGCGTCGCTCATGCCAGCTCGGGGGTTTCAATCCCGTCGTCGTCCTCAGTACCCGAGGGGGTCCCCTGGATCCTCCCCGCACCGTGGACAGGGTCCAGCCCATCATCCACCGTCGCGGGCGCACCTTCGGCTTCCAGCCGATCGCCAGCTTCCTTCAACCGCCCGGAACCGTTCTTCTTTTTCTCGGCGGCCTGCGCACCGCGGACCTTCGCCATGTGCAGTTCGAACGGCTCGTTTGCCCACTCTGCGTCGGTGTCCGTGAACTCCCGGTTGAACACGTCTTGCGCGAGCTGGCGGATTTCCCGCCCAACGAACGCGCCCGTCTCCGACAGGGTCGCCAGGATCTCGGCCAACATTTGCGGGTCGCGGGTCGTCGGGGTGTTGGAGCGGAAGCGCCAGTGGAAGATGCCCAGTTCGGGCAAGATGCGCCGGTTCATCAGCTCGTCGAACCGGTTGCGGATCGGCTCGAACACCTGCTCTTCGGCAAACCGAATGGCGGCGAGCGCCGTTGCCCGGTTCAATGTGCGGTCGCGCCCGACCAAGATGCGGGGGAGGCGGAAGCTCGACGCGAGCTTGTCCCAGTTCCGCTCGTCATACTCCTGGAACTGAGCGTCCTGCTGCTGTGCTTCTCGCAGAGGAACGAACTTCATTGTCGGCGCGATGCCGCTCGTGCCGCCCGCAGTTTTCTGGCCTTCGGCTTCCACGATCAGAATCTTGTGGAAGTTCTTTCGACCCTTCACCTGCGATTCAATGAACTCTTCCAAGCGTGGCACAACACCACGCGCGAGACGTCCGCCCGAAACCAGCAATGCCAGCGGGGGTACGGTTTTGTTCTCGAAATACGAGAGATTTACGCTGTCCACTTCGCGTGAACCGAGCACAGCGGTGAGGTTGCCGATCCACTGCGGCACACCGTAGGGTGTGGTCAACGAGGGGATAACGAAGTGCAGGATCTCGGTTGCGGGTTTATCCTCTTGCTTCAACTCGCCCGCTTTTTTTGCAGCCTCGAACGCAGCTTGGTCGGGGTACGCCCTGCCCGTCATGCGCGACACAACGCGAGGGTCTTGGTATTCCTTGAACCACACGACAACCGTGTTGCTTACCGGGTTCACTTCGACGAAGCGCCGGAAGTACCGGTCTTGGGGAACCTGGACCCAGCGAATGTCGGAAACCGGCGTCCACTCCTGGACTTGGGTCGGGTACTTGTCGCGCGGGCCCAGTCGAGTGGAAACTGAAGATGCGAGCAAGAACCGGGAGGGGCGGCCCTGCGCGTCCCGCAAGACTTCCCAGTATGCGTTGCCGGTGGTCAACTGGTCTTGGCGCATTCGCATGCGCAGCTCGACAAAGCTGTAGTCCGGGCAGCAGGACCCGAAGAACCGGCGCAGGAGGTTCAGCTCGACCTTGGCGCGAAGGCGGACCTGTCGGAGCTTGCCATCCACGACGTTGTCCGCGATTTCCGGGATGACATCCGGGGCGGACCCCTCAACCGCCTCGATCTCCATGGCATCTTTGATGCGCTGCGTAGCCTCTTTCCCGGAGAGGTCGAAGATGGGGAGGTAGGCGTGGCCGAACGAGTCCACATTCGTCGTCACAGCTTCGATGTACTGCGGCAGGATGGACGACCCCTCACTCAGCCCTGCCAGCTTTGTCGGGTCGTACGGCGGGGTGAGGATGCCGTCGATACCCTTCTGCTTTTGTAGGATCTCGTGGAGCTTTTCAGTCGCATCCGTGCTGCCGGAGACTTCCGTCACCTTGGCCTTGGCTACCGGGGTCTTGTTCTTCGTGGACGCCATGGATTATCGCGAGGTGAATGAAGCAGCAGCGGCGCGGATTTTCACGTTGTTCCCCGCACCTGCGACAGCGTTGATGCGGAGGAAAACTTCATTGGCACCGTAGACTGGGATGACCCGCGGTGCGCGTCCGGCAAGTTGGACGACCGGCATCGGGAGCCAGACACCGTTAACGCCATCTCGAATCAGCGGAACAACGTCAATGGTGCCGACACCGTCCGACGAATCGTTGTAGTACACCAGGATGGTCGCAAGGTCCGTGCAGTGCAGTGCACCGGATGGCGGGAAGTTGGCGTCCGACAACAAGACGGGTTCGGCGGCAGGCGCACCCGTGAGGTCTCGGTGTGTGAAGAACTTTCCAGGTGGGTCTACGCGATTTGAAGGCACGGGTGATCTCCGCCCGTCACTCTATCCCCGGTAGGCGCGGTTGGCAACGAGATCGCCGTGGTGTACTGTGCCAGTGTGGCCACAGAAGATCAGGTTTACCTTGGCGCGACGTTCACCAACACGGATGTTTCGCCGCTTTTGCCGGGCGACACCCTTGTCCGAGACCTGACTTCTGACAACGGTGTCAAACGCACGACGACCATCGCCAGCGACGACGTTGTCGGCGTGGCATTGGTTGGCGCCGACCCGGGGCATCAAGTTGCCGTCGCAACCGTCATGGGCCAGCGCGTTACGATGCGCATTCTGAACGG